TACAACTAACCCGGGCACCGGGGGTTGTGGGGGGTGTGCTCCTTAATGCACCACAACAGCTTAATCTCTAGGAGAAATTACGTGTTTTCAAAAAATTTTTCTTAGAAAATTGTTGATTTTTCAAATCAATATTGAAACGTAGTTTCAACAACGGACATTTGGAAAATAGGGAAACAAGGTTTCGGTAGGGGATTTTATAAATCCGGTATTAGTCCGCCTAAAGTCTTTCCTTGCGTTTAACAAATCAGTTTATTCGAGACGCACAGCGTAATAACAAACCAGAAAGAGTAATTAATGGCCATTGATTATGTAAGAAATGTGATTAGCTCTGGTTATAGTTTGACGAAGATTAATGAAAACTTCGAAAACATAGAACTAGCTCTTCAAGATTCTCTGTCACGATCAGGTAATTCCCCAAATCACATGACTAGTGATTTGGATATGAATGGTAATAACATCCTTAATATTAATGGCATCAATGCTGATAGTATTATTATTGATGATCAAACTGTTCAGGAATATCTTGACGAGTCAGTAGCAGATATTATTGATGAAGCTCAGGGATATGCAGATGATGCTGCAAGTTCAGCCGCAGCTGCGGCAACTTCTGAAGCTAATGTCTACGGTTATGCTGATACAGCATCAACACTAGTAGCAGAAGCAGAAGACTTGGTATCCCAAGCAGTTTCAGGGTTTGTAGGGTTTGATGATAATCAAGCTTACGACTTTGGATTTATTATTAATGAAACAACTTATTTTGATCAGGATTGGGGTAGTATAGCCTAATGTCAACACAAGTAAGACTAAGACGCGGTACGTCCGCACAACATAGCACATTCACTGGAGCACAGGCTGAGGTTACGGTAGACACCGATACTAATACCCTTGTAGTACATGATGGTAGTACGGTAGGAGGTTTTCCAACTATTACGTCAACAGGCCTTAATGCAGCAGTTAGCCCTAAGGCTGATACAACTTATGTAGATAGTGAACTTGCTCTTAAAACAGATCAGACAGATTTTGAAGATGCTATTGATGACGAATGGGTAGATATCAATATCTCTACACTATCTTCTGGCATTCTTGAAATCCCAGATAGTGGAACACATTTTAATATCACAGGAATTGGCTCGTCTGATTATACGATAACAGGTTTTGGTACGACACGTCGTGCTGGATGGTCGTTTAAAATACGTTTTGAACGTAGTATTGCAAACACAGGTGGTACGGCTAATTCACTTGGAAATAAGATTACATTCTCCCATGCAGTGAGTGGTACTGGTCTTGACCTAACTATTAACAAACGTGTTTTAAGTGGTGTTGCTACCTTTACATATGAAGCTTACCCAGATGCATGCGACCAAGCCGGACAGGCTGCGGCTCTATATGAAGTTTTTGATTTTACTCCTGTTGGTAGTGGAAGGCATGAGCTTCGATCATTACCTAGTGAAGTGATGGGCGAAAACTCAAATGGCAGATTTATCAGGCGGGCAGATGGTACGCAGACAGTCACTAAACTATTAACAGGAAATATCACTACAACGGCATTTGGCTCAGTTTTCCGTGATGCAACGACATTCCCGGCAGGTTCTTTTGCAATTTCATTTTCAGCAACACCCAACGGCAGCTCATTGATCTCTAACACAAATGGTTGGGGTGGACCTTTCTCCGTGTCTACGACAGGGTACACAGCAGTATCTGTGTTTACGGCAAGTGCTGGTTCTACATCTAATGTATCCGTATCTCTCACAGCAATTGGAAGGTGGAAATAAATGGACGTATCAGTTTATGATTACGGGGGTTCCGCATCATCAGATAGTGCATCTGCAATTCTATTGATGGAGGCAGATTTAGGTTATGTCTTATTTCCTCAAGGGAATACTCTCATAACATCTAACGTAGAAATTAGCACATCTGTTTATTTTGATGATGGCGCATATATCACAGTAGAACCTGGAGCGACAGTAACCATTCAAGGCAGGATCAACACAGACCCACAGTGGGTTTTTCGTGGTGATGGAGAGTATATCCTCGGCAACGATGGCGTTACAGGAGAAGGTGAAAATTCAAGAGACATACACGCATCGTTGTTCGGGGCTTTCCCGCTTGGTGTCGAGACGTTGGATCAAGCACCGTTCATCAACAAAGCTTTGGTTGCAATGGGGAATGGTCGAGAAAGTAGGCTGATCTTCGATATTGGCAATTACACCATTAACAGTCAGGTGCTTGTCCAGCGATGCGCATGGATAGTGGGTGCCGGAACACGTAGGACGGTGTTCAAGTTCGGTGCTGATGGTTTCTCCGGTTTCAAGTCGGCTAATGTCGGGGCAAAGCTTACAGGCGTACAGTTCGAATGTTACTCGTCTATGCTTGGTAACAGAGCAAGCCCATTTGTAGAGCTGTCACACGATCTCTGTGAAGCATACGACATCAATATGGGACAGGCTAAGAAGGGTCTGGTTATCTCAGGTGGGAATGGAAATTCCGTTTCAAACATTCGTGCCTCATACGGATCAAACATGGATGGGGAATCTAGCCTTATTGAAGTGACGGGAGGTCATTACACTACGATTGATGGTGTTCTAGTCCCTCTTTCCAGCTCATATGGTCCAACATTTCTTGTTTCTGTCGCCGCCCAATCTGATATGTCGGTTCTCGACATAAAAAATATTAAGACGATTAACCCAGCAACTCCAATCAGGGTTAGGGCATCTGGCGGGAGTATTAACCAACTTTCAATTGATAGCGTCAGCTTTGGTGGCTTTGCAGGGGCAATCCCCGGAACACTTGTCCATCTTCTTGCCGAGAATGACAATTCCATTTCATCTGCATCTATACGTCGTGTTTTGTCAAATAATCGGCCTGGATCAGCGGTAATGGTTCAAAACTCTGGAAGTGGAGATATCAATGTTCTGCTTGACGAGATATCTATTACCGGTTCCGAAGGTTCTGGTATCCAGTTCATCAGGAGTGGTTCTGGAGATATATTCGCAATGGTTGGGTCTACCGTAAATGTGTCGTCGCGGGAAAATCCCATAACTTATAGTGGAACAATTGAGAATGTGAAAATAGCCGCAGAAGTAATCCCGGATAGAACTTCTACGAACTGTTATAACCTGTCAATCCCTGTGGGAGGTGTTGCCGAAATAGACCTAAAGCATTGGCTATTTCTTGGTGGTCTTGAAGTTTACGGCGGTAGCGCTGGAAGCCCGTATTATGGGCATTGGTGGGTTCGGTCTGCAAGCTCCCCTACATTCAATCCAATCGGAACACCTAGTTCCGTATTCAACACATATGCTGGCTCTGTAATGACAGGATCAACAGGGGCGAGTGGCAAGATTAATATTGGTTCCTACAATGGAAAACTGACGTTCGAAAATAGAACTGGCAATACACAGGGATTGATCGTCGTTCCAAAATTTGTGTGAACTTCAATAGGTGAAATATGAAAATAGATAAGAGTTTGTTTCGTGATAGTATGGGCAGACCTCTTACTCAAAGCTTGTTTCTTGAGCCTAACTACAATGTGGAATATGCGTATTACACATTAGATGGTGAAGATAAGACGTATAAGGGGAAGGTTTACCCTTCCCTTAAGCGTTTGTATTTGGCAGCAGAAGACCCTCTTGAGTATGACTTTGCCACAACCTTCCTTATTGACTGGCCTCATTGGAAACGTTTGTGTAAGAACGCCATCATTGGTAAGCATGTAGATGACTGGCGTGAAGAGCTTGAACTAAAGCTTCGTGGTGCTGGTGTACAAGCTATGCTAGATATGTCAGGAGATAATGCTCAGGCAGCTAAATGGCTTGCTGAGAGGGGTTGGGACAGACGTGGAGCTGGTCGTCCTAAGAAGGAAGAAATCGAACGAGAACGTAATATTCAGGAGCAGCTCGATAATGAGTTTGGTGCAGATATTATGAGGATGAGGGATTATAAGAAATGAGGAAACGCCCCGAATGGCTTGAGAAGGCATATTCACGAATTGATATGATGCCAGAACAGGCTAAGGAAATTCGTGAGCGTGCCAAGAATGATTTGTGGTTCTATGCCCAATTAGTTAATCCCGGTTATGTTTATGGTGATGTCCATAGAGAAATCTATCGTTGGATGGAAGACTATACATTATTTGGACGTGGTGATACCACTACGAATAATAAGCTAATTATGCTTCCTCGTGCACATCTTAAGAGTCATATGGTAGCTACTTGGGCGTCATGGATAATCCTTCGTCATCCAGAAGTAACTATCCTCTACCTATCCGCTACCGCTGCTCTTGCTGAGACGCAGTTGTATGCTATTCAGAATATTATGGAGAGTGGAGTATTTAATCGCTTCTGGCCTGAATACATTCACCCACAGAAAGGGTTACGTGAAGCTTGGTCCTCGACAAAGATTATTATTGATCATGAAGAACGTAAGACACAAGGCGTTCGAGATGCTACAATCGCTACAGCAGGTCTCACCACTAATACCACTGGTTGGCATGCTGACATCATTATTGCTGACGACCTTGTAGTCCCGGAGAATGCATACACAGAAAATGGGCGTGAAGAAGTTAGTAAAAAGAGTAGTCAGTTTACGTCTATCCGTAATGCAGGTGGATTTACCATGGCCTGTGGAACTAGGTATTATCCAACTGATATTTATTACACTTGGGCTAATCAGATGTTTGAAGAGTATAACGATGATGGCGTCAAGATTGACGAATTACCTGTATGGGATATTAAGGAATATGCAGTTGAAACTGATGACATTTATATTTGGCCTCGGGCTGTTCGTGACGATGGAAAAGCTTTTGGCTTCGACAGACGAGTATTGGCCCGTATTCGAGCCGAATACGAAGACAGAGTACAATTCTATGCACAGTATTACAACAATCCCAACGAGTCTGGGAGTAACCGGATCAGTCGGGACTGCTTTCAATACTACAATCCGCGTTTCCTACGGAGGGAAGGTGGTAATTGGTTCTACCAGAATAACCGACTAAACATTTATGCAGCTATGGACTTCGCATTCTCATTGAGCAAGAAGGCTGACTATTCTGCTATCGTTGTTATTGGTATTGATAGTGAAGATCAAATCTACGTATTGGATATTGATAGATTTAAGGCTGAACGTAGTATTGACCATTTCAATCATGTAGTAGACCTACATTCCAAATGGGGATTTAAAAAGCTCTCAGCGGAGGTTGTAGCAGCTCAGAAGATTCTCGTAGAGGATATTAAGGCTTTCTCTAAGAAACAGGGTCTACGACTCTCTGTGGAGGAATACAGGCCCACTAAGATTGAAGGCTCCAAGGAAGAGCGTATTGCTGCTACATTGGAATGGCGATATGAGAACTTGAGTGTATGGCATCACGAAGGTGGTTGGACGCAGGTTCTTGAAGAAGAGCTTATTCTAGCACGTCCTCCTCATGACGACGTTAAGGATGCTCTAGCATCTGCTGTATCTATTGCTGTTAAGCCAGCGTACAATAACGCTCACAAGATAAAAGACTTTCTAACAAACAAAATGCCTCGTAGTAGATTTGGTGGGGCTTTATAAGGAATAATTATGGCTAATTCAACTAAGGTGCTGGAGATTACACAGAGCCTCACTAGTGATGATGAGTCGAAGGCTATTGCTTGGTTCTGGCAGCGTTGGAATAACCAACGTTCATCTGTTCTTGAGCAATGGAATGAAACTAAGAAATACATCTTTGCTACTGATACTCGTTCAACCTCTAATGGCACACTACCATGGTCTAATACTACGACCACCCCTAAGATTTGTCAAATTCGAGATAACCTACATTCCAACTATATCAGTGCCCTTTTCCCTAACGATAAGTGGCTGCAGTGGAATGCTTATACAAAGGATAGTTCGGCTCGTGATAAGGCTAAGGTGATTACTGGCTACATGGAAAATAAAACCCGTGAGGGGGGTTTCCGTACTAAGGCCAGTAGACTTCTTCTTGACTATATCGATTATGGTAATGTATTTGCCATGTCTTCGTTTGAATCACGCTACATTACTGATCAGGATGGTGCGTATGTTCCGACCTTCATTGGCCCTGTAGCTGAACGTATTAGCCCAGAAGATATTGTTTTCAATCCTACGGCTGATTCATTCAACAACACTCCCAAGATTGTTCGTAGTGTTAAGACTATTGGTGAACTTATTCGCTTGTCTGAAACTCACCCCGAACACGCTTTCTGGAAAGACGTAGTAGAACGTCGCCTAGACATTAAGAGCCGTTATGGGCAGTATAGTAGGGATGATTGGAATAAGGCCGCTCAGTACAGCGTGGATGGCTTTGGAGACCTATATGAATACTACATGTCCAACTATGTTGAAATCCTAGAGTTCTACGGAGATTTGCATATTGATGGTGAGAATGAAGTTCAGACTAATCGTATGATCACCGTCGTTGATCGTTGCTTCACTGCACGTAACGAACAGATTAGTACGTTTAGTGGCAGGGCTCCTATCTTCCATGCAGGTTGGCGTCTTCGTCCAGATAACCTTTGGGCAATGGGCCCACTAGATAACCTGATTGGTATGCAATATCGAATTGACCATCTTGAGAATCTTAAAGCAGATGCTATGGATTTGGCCGTATGGCCTCCTCTTAAGATTAAAGGTGAAGTTGAAGCCTTTGATTGGGGTCCGGGTGCTGAAATCCATGTGGACGAGAATGGCGATATTGACGAAGTAGTTAAGAACCTTTCTGGAATCCTTGCTGCAGATCAGCAGATTAAGGAGCTTGAAGATAAAATGGAAATGTATGCAGGTGCTCCTCGTGAAGCTATGGGTATTCGTACTCCCGGTGAGAAGACTGCTACAGAGTTCCAGTCTCTTATGACGGCTGCTGGCCGTATCTTCCAAGAGAAGGTTACTAACTTCGAGATTGAACTTCTTGAGCCTCTGCTTAACTCAATGCTTGAACAGGCTGTACGTAATTTTGATGGAACGGATATTATTCGTAATATCGATACAGACCTTGGTGCTACGATGTTCCAAGAAATCACTCGTGATGATCTTGTAGCAAAGGGCATTATTCGGCCCGTAGGAGCCCGTCACTTCGGTCAGAAGGCTCAAGAGCTGCAAAGCCTTATTGGTATTGCTGCTTCTCCTGTATGGGCTACTATCGCTCCTCATACCTCTGGTAAGGGGTTGGCACAGTTTGTTGAGGATGTATTGTCTATTACAGCATATCAAATCTTCCGTCCTAATGTTGCTGTTATGGAACAGAAAGAGACCTCAGCTTTAGCTGGGCAAGCACAAGAAGATAATATGGCAATGTCCATGGGACCGGGTGAGGAGTCTGCTCCTATGCTTCCACCAGAAGATGCGGCTACGAGCGGAGGTAATTTTGAAGACATCTCTTCTTAAAGGTTTGGATGAAAAGGATAAAAAGGAAATGAAGGGTCTCTTTATTGAGGCCCATCGTCTGCGTAAACTATTCATCGAACGACTGAACGAAAAGAAGGCTGATACACAAGCTGTACGCCTCAGTAAAAATAATTATGATAGTCCCTCTTGGGCATACGAACAGGCAGAATTTAATGGTTACGAAAGAGCTATTAACGAACTGACTAGTATTCTTGAAGATTAAAAAATATTTTATTTTTATTTTTGTCACAAAAGGGTCAAAAAACAGGTATATAGATATGACCCTTTAAGAGAATAGATATATATATATATATAATATTAAATAATATATGATAATAATATAATATTAATAAATATATATATATAATAAAAACTATCAGAGAGTAGCTCAGTCAGGTAAGAGTGCTGGTTTTGGAAACCAGAAGTCGTTGGTTCAAATCCAACCTTTCTGACCATTCAACGGTTGTTGGTGACGATGATATAACAGGAACCTCCTTACTTCCACCTTGCGTTTACAAGGTGCTTGTCATAGCTTACGAGTTATGGCCAATCTTAATTTAGCTAAACTAAGGAATAAAAATGTCTGACCAAGACAACGTATTTGACGGCGTTCAAGAAGAACAACCCGTCACTCCACCAGTTAATTCTGATAACCGCCTTAATGACCTTCTGGCGTCTATCAAGAATGAGAACGGTGAACAGAAGTTCAAGACTATTGAAGATGCTTTGAAAGGATACACTGCGTCTCAGGAATTTATCGGCACACTAAAGACTGAAAAGTCTACTGTAGAGCAAGAACTTAATCAGCTCCGAGAACAGGCTGCCCGACAACAGAGTATTGAAGAAGTCTTGAAGAATTTGACTGCTAAAGATGAACAAGAGAAACCAGCGGAAAAGACCCCTCCAGCGAGTGGATTGAGTGAAGAAGCAGTTGCGAAACTCGTGCGTGATCAGATCGCTCTTATGAATAGCGAACAGAAATACGTTGAGAACGTAAGCACGGTTCAGAACACTTTGAAACAGAAATACGGAGATAAGACCCGAGAGACTGTAGCTGCTAAGGCTAAGGAACTCGGTACTACTCCCGAACAGCTTGGTGAACTTTCGAAAAGCAATCCACAACTTGTGCTTGCCTTATTTAATTCTTCGAAGCCCGCCAGCAATCCAACAAGTCCTTCTAGTTTCAATCTGCCTCGTCAGACTGAACGTCAGGAACTCGCTGCCCCAGAGAAATCACTACTGCTCGGTGCAACATCTCGTGACCAGAAAGCCTACATGCAGAGAATCAAAGAGGATGTGTACAAGAAACATAATGTAGAAGTTTAATAGGAAAAAATAAATGCAACTTACTACTAACACTCGCGCGTTTATTGAGGCTGAACAGTATTCTGACTTCATCCTTAATAACCTGCACGACGGTCTGCTTGGTGAACAGTTCTATCGTAACGTAGCAGACTTTGGCTCTGGTACTACGCTGCATATCAAGACTATTGGTACTGTCACTATTCAGGAAGCTGCGGAAGATACTCCGCTCAACTACAACCCAATTGAATCTGGTGAGATCACTTTCCAGATCACGGATTATGTAGGTGATGCTTGGTATGTGACCGATGATCTTCGTGAAGATGGTACGGATATCGATATGCTCATGGCTGAACGTGCTGCAGAATCCACACGTGCAATTCAGGAACACGTAGAAACCCGTATGCTTGAAACCGCTGCTGCTGTCTATGATGGTACGGCTGGTCCTTATGCAATTAATGGTTTTGCCCATAAGATCGTTTCCGCTGAATCCAATGGCACCTTCCAGCTTGCTCACCTTATTGCTATGCGTCTCGCATTCGATAAGGCGAATGTTCCCGCTGAGGGCCGTGTGTTTGTGGCCGATCCGGTCGTAGAAGCAACGCTTAATGGTCTTGTAACGATTACGACTGACGTAACCCCGTTCGCCGCTAACATCCTGTCTAACGGTCTCGCCCGTGGCATGCGCTTTGTTGGCTACCTGTACGGCTGGGATATCGTCCTGTCTAACCGACTGCCAATTGTTGCTTCGGCTAATGATGGTACGACTACTCTTGCTAATGCTCGAGCTAACCTGTTCTTCTGCATTGCAGATGATCAGACTAAGCCTCTAATGTTCGCATGGCGTCGTATGCCTAAGACGGAAGGTGAACGTAACAAGGATCGTGCACGAGACGAATTCGTAACTCGTTGCCGTTTCGGTTGGGGCGTTCAGCGTATGGATACCCTTGGTGTTCTTTACACCCATCAGACTAATATTGTCGCAGCTTAATAGAAAGGGTATTATATGTCTTACGAAACTAGTCCTTTTGGTAATGGCGTTCTCACTGGTTCGGGTGGTAACGTCGTAGAAAATGTACACACTCGCTTTAACACGCAGGATACTGGTGGTGGAGCTGGTGTAAATAAAGTTGAAGGTATGAAGGAAGAGCTGGTGATTGATTTCACTGGTGCTATGTTTAATGATGTAGCTGATGGCCTTGTGCCATTTGTTCTTCCAGCAGGTGCTATCATCAAGGATGTCTTTGCGTATGTTGACGAAGCCTTTGTTGCTTCTGGTACTACGCCAGCTCTTGAGATTGGTACGGATGGTAGTGAAGCCACGAATGGTTTCTCTGTCACAGAAGCTCAGCTCGAAGCCACTGGTGCTTATAATCTCACGTCTGCCCTTTCGGGTACGTGGGATGCAGAAGCTCCTCTTGCTGCTGATACGACGATTGGTATTGCTCTTTCAGGTACCACTCCAGCTATCACGGATGCAGGTAAGGCTCGGTTCTCGATCTTCTTCGTCCGAACTGCAAAGACGGTATCTCCGGCTTAATGATTCTCTAACAGGGTGGGCGGTCTATTTTGGCCCCCGCCCTTTTTTTATTATGAGGGTTCTATGGTAGAACATATTGATATTCCTGACGCACAACTCCATGAACCTAAGGGTGCAGCAGGAGCTAGTTCAGGACAGGTTTATGTAGCTAATGGTGCTGGCTCTGGTGCTTGGGCTATGGTTGCTGCAGATGATATTGGAATTGTAGATAGTGGTGGATATTATTCAGCTACGGAAGTGGAGGCTGCCCTTCAAGAACTTAGGGCTCAAGATCCTACAGGTTGGTGTCAGTATACAGATACATTTTACACTGGTGGTACAGTTCTTACTATTGCCACTTCTCCGGGTACAGTACTGCCATGCAACAAAGGGACGTCAATTGAGACTAATGCCCCACGAGACATGACAGGCACTTTGTGGAACTCCTCCACAAATAAATTCACACCAATTAACGAAAACGATTATTACATTCTTCGTGTAAGTTTCATTATTGCTACACTTACTGGTACAGTTAATTATGTACAACTTTCACTAGATATTGGGGGAAGTATTGGGGTTGTATTCCAAGATACTCGTGTTCCACGAGCAGTAGGCCAGGAGATGGTATTTACTGTCCCTGTTTATACAGGCACTACATTTGTTCCAAATGGTGGGCAATTTTCTGTTGTTAAGGATGGTGCTGGAACATTTGAGATTGAGGATATTGGAATTTCTGTCGTACGAGTTCATAGAGGTCGATAATGGCTAAGAAAACACTACTTGAGATTGTTCAAGATATTGCGAATGATCTTGACACAGACGAGATCAATAGCATCAGTGATACAACAGAAGGTGTACAGATTGCTAATATCGTCAAGAGTACATATGAAGCAATTATCTCTAGTAGGAATTGGCCTCATACAGCTCAACTAATTCGTATCACACCCTCCGGTGATAATACCAAGCCAAACATTATGACGATTGAAGATGAGATCAAAGAGATGATCTCCCTTTATTATAATAAGGCTAAGCTAGGGGAAACCCGTCTTCGTTATGAAGAAGTGAAATACATTGAACCAGATGATATGTTGCGTCTCTTCTATGGACGTAATACTGACTCTGATAATATTGATGTCATTACAAATGGTACACAAGTATATGCCGTAAAGAATGATACAGCTCCCACATATTACACCAGCTTTGATGACAATACGCTTGTCTTTGATAGTTATGATAGCGAGGTGGACAGTACACTACAGGCTAGTAAAACGCAGGTACGTGCTTATGTAATGCCTGAGTTCACTATTTCTGATAGTTATATCCCTGATCTGCCGGAAGAAGCTTTCTCATATTTGATTGAGGAAGCTAAGTCCAAGGCGGCTATGAAGATTGCTCAGAAGCAAGATTCTAAGTCAGAACAGGAGAGTAGGCGTCAGAACCAATGGCTCTCTCGTAAGGCTTGGCGCGTTGAAGGCGGTATTAAATATCAGCGATTTGGCCGTAAGTCAGGACGCAAGCTTGATCCAACTTTTAGACAGGATAAAGAGTGAAACTAGAGGGTAGACGACAGTCGAAGAATATTGAGGTTAAGCCTAAAGGTTCTAAAATCTATAATCATCCTGCTATTGGTATTATGGATGTTATTCCGGGTAAGAGGGCTAGACAACAACTTAATGATATTCAGTCAATCAACCGTGGCAAACGAATGAAGTTTCCACAACCAAAGAAGAAGAAGAAGTAATGAAGTATAGAGGTTACGAGATTGTTGGTGATGGCACCTTTGGAATGAAAAAGATTATCTACCCGGGAAGGGGTGGGACTATTCCTGAATACCTTTCAGGTGCATACACAAAAGCTAAAGAAGCTATTCAGGCTATTGATCACTACCTCTTGGTTAAGGAAGAGGCTGACAGTAAGCCTATCCGAGTTAAGAAGGTGAAACTTACACCTAGAGAGGTAGAAAATGCCACAAGTAGCGAAGGTGGAGATTAATAAGTTTGTCGGCGGATTCATTTCTGATGCATCTCCACTAACTTTTCCAGAAAACTCCTCTATCACAGATATTAATATGGAGCTTAATGTTGATGGCTCCAGACAACGTGCTCTTGGTATTGATTATGAAGATGATTATGAAATAATTAATACCAGTATTTCTAGCGCAAGTTCCACTGAAACCGCATTTAACAGTTATCGGTGGGAAAACGTTGGTGGTAATCCATTGAAGGTTATACTTTGTGTACAGTTTGGCAACGAGGTTAAATTCTTTGATGCAGATAATGATGTCCTCTCATCAGAGGTGGTTAATACACTATCTTTTTCTTCCTCAGATAGGGCACAAAGATTTTCATTCACTGCTGTGGATGGCAAGCTTATTATTGCCACTGGTATCAATACAATCACTATCGTTGAATATGATGATGGGGTAATAACTAGTTCCACTGATACAATTAAGGTTAGGGATTTCTTTGGTGTAGAAGACACGAATGGTGGAGACGATTTGACAGTCGGGCAATACACACAAAAACGTCCTACAACACTGTCTCAAAAACATCTCTACAACCTAAGAAATCAAAGTTTTGGTATCCCTAGAATTAATAACAATAATGATGGGGATGGATTGCAAGACCCTATTGATGGGTTTTATGCTGTGGCTAGTAAGTATCCGTCTAACTCAGATAGTGTATCTGAATATTTATATGCTGATGCTAATGATAGTGACGATAGAAATACTAGAAGATTCTTTTCAAGAGATTTGCACAAAAACCCTTTGGGTTCAAGCCGAGCAGCTCAAGGTTATTTCATTATTGATTTTCTAAATCGTGGTGCTAGTAGACTTACGGCTGATAGTGAGAACAGAGAAAACTATAGTGAGCTAACCCGTGATGTAACCTCTCTGCCCACTGATAAAACCCCCGGAGGTGCTACAGTAGTAGGTGAGTTTGCTGGACGTGTTTGGTATGGGGGTTTTTCAGGTGAGGTTGTAGGTGGTGACAGTAAGTCTCCACGTCTTTCGTCTTATTTGGCTTTTTCTCAATTGGTGCAAGACCCAACAGTTATCACTCAGTGTTATCAGGCCGGTGATCCAACATCTGATAACGAACCAGATATTATTGACACTGATGGTGGATATATTAGGCTTAATAACGCCTATGGTATTAGCTCCCTCGTTAATATTGGTGACAGTCTTATTGTTGGGGCAAGTAATGGTATTTGGACCATCTCTGGTGGTTCAGATAATGGCTTTACTGCTACCAGTTACATTGTAAGTAAGGTTACGGATAAGGGTGTTATTAATGGAGGCTCCGTAGTTCAGGTTGAAGATAGTTTGTTCTATTGGTCTGATGACGGTATTTATTACCTTCATAAGAATGAGTTTGGCGATTGGGTTAGTGAAAATCAAACTCAGACGCGCATTCAAAAATTCTACAATAATATTTCCATTGAAAATAAAATGGGATGTATTGGGGTTTATGATGGCTTCCAAAGGAAAATTCGTTGGTTGTATAGCAACTATATGAATAATATTTCTCAACAGAAAGAGCTTATTCTTGATATCAATCTTTCTGCATTTTATGAAAGACATATAAGTGAAGTTACTGAGGGTGCTGTCCCTATAGTCGTTAGTGGATTTAGAACCAATGTGTTTAAGGTCAATGAGGTTTCTGATGGAGTCACTGTAAATGGTGTTCAAGTAACTGTTAGTGGTGAAGATGTTGATGTTACAACTAATATCAGAAGTAGTGAGGGATCATTGTTTGAGATTGGATATATTGTTGTAACCAGCCTTTCCCCAACAATCAAATATACGTTTGCAGCTTACACCAACACTGACTTTGTTGATTGGCTGTCTTATGATGATGTGGGTGTTGATGCACCAGCAACCTTGGTGACGGGGTATGCTCATGGTGGGGATACCATTCGTTATAAACAAGTCCCATATCTATATGTACATTGTAAACGCACAGAAGACGGGTTTATCACTGATGATAATGATGACTTAGTTCCAATAAATCAATCTTCTTGTAAAGTTCAGAGTATGTGGGATTGGACCAATTCATCTAATGCTGGTAAATGGGGGACTGCTTTCCAAGCTTATAGGTATAAGAGGGCCTACTTTCCTATAGATGTTAACGATGAATATGATACAGGTTATGAAACTGTAGTCACTAAAAACAAACTCCGTGGTCGAGGAAGGGCACTGTCTCTTAAATTCACTTCTGATCCGGGGAAAGAAATGTATATCTATGGATGGGCGTTGATACTTTCAGCGAATGATAATGTCTAATAATACTAAACGAAAAGTGTATATGGAAACGGATAAGTACAAGGTTAGGCTTGAAGAGTTTAAGCAGAACGACCGTAAAACTCTTTTCGTTCATGTAGAGACTAAAGACACAATCACTACTGCAATGATCAAAGAACTTCGTAGAGAGTTTGAAATACTAAAAGATAAGGTGAAGAAGGCGGGGTACAGTACAATCAATTCTTATTCCGCCACACCTAAATTTTATTGTCTTTTTAAAGGGTATAAAGACCTTGGACCAATTGATGTTGAAGGTGAAGAATATAGGGTGTTACAATGGGAATTGAAGTAATCATTGGTGCCGTAGCAGCCGCTGCCTCCGTTGTTACTGGTATAGCCTCTTACACCGCAGCTAGAAAAGCTTCTAAGGAACGAAAGGAAGCTAATGCTGTTGCTAATGCTAACCAGAAGAATGAGGCTGCTGCATCAAGACGTAAAGCTGCTCGTGAGGCTAGGGTACGAAGGGCTATGATCCTTCAACAGAGTGAGAATGCTGGACTTAGTGGAGGGTCAGGAACCGCCGGTGCTGTTGGTGTGGTTGGGACAAACCTAGCCAGTAACAATGCACTATCCTACCAACAGTCTGCAGCAGCGCAAGGAATAAATCAGCACAATCAGAAAGCCGCTAATTATGACTTCCAGTCACAGGCTTGGGGTGCTTTCGGAAATATCTTTAGCAGCGTAGCTGGAGCTTTCCAATCTACTAGTGAATAGGAATAAATATGTCTCTTGATAGTCTACTTACGCAGGGCAGTGGCGTCGTTCTTGACGATCTGGTTAGTGATCCTACTACCACCGATATGCCAATTACAAACAAAGCAACTGCCACTAATCTTTCTACTCATGCAGCCCTGCTTGTAGAGCCAGAGAATGCAGTTGATGCCTACGATCAAATGATGACTGAGTTCTCGAACAATAACGGTTCTCAGACTATGGAACAGATTATTGGTGAGGCTAATAAGAGGGAGAATGATCTCTCCCTCAACTCTATGGCTGACATTCTTGGTGATGATAGTATTCCTGTTGACCAGAAAGTTAACTATGCTTCTATGTGGCGTACTGGAACTATATCCCCTGTTCGTGAACGTAGTCCAGAAGAACTTCTTCAAGTTAATCAGCTTGAAAAGGATGGGCTGGTTGATAACAGTGATGAAGTGAATGATACCCGTTGGGATTTGGCTGGTTCGTTGCAGGAAGTAAATAACTACAACGATGAAATCCAGAAGATGATTAATCAAGAGGAAATCAAGAATGACCCAAGTCTTGTAATCAAGGCTAAGGATTTTATTGAAACTCTTGTTCCATTCATGGAACCAGCAGCTCAAGCTAAGGTTCAGACAGCTCTTCGTCAGACTTTAGGTGATGATGACGCTAACAGCATTGCTTCTGGTATTGTTAAGAGTATGGCTTTGATGGGGGAAAGTAAGCAGGAGATTGTTGACCTTGTAGCTAAGGTTCCAATGAATCAGCGTCTTAAGCTTGCACAGTCCTTGTATGACATTGTGACGCAATCAGAAGGTTCAATCACTGGCTCCAAGAACTCCCTGATTATTATGAACAACCTTCGTGACTATTTGGTTGAGGGTCAGTACACTACGTCAGATCGTATCATTGATGATATTGCATCTGCTGCTGATATGCTTGGAATTGGTTCACTTATTCGTGGTCCTAAGAAGGTGACAGAGAGCGTGGCTAATGCTGCTAGGTTCCTTCGTCGTTCTCCTAAGACTGCTGGTGAGACGCTTAATGCTACCAATGCTAAGAGCGCCAATGAAATGTTGAAGCTAGCTATTAAGGATGAGACTGGTCAGGTTGCACAATCTGTGTATGGTACTTCTCGTCAAGATGCTATTGTTAATAACATTGGTCCTGAGATCGGCTTGCCAGATGATGCAGTTAGGTATAAGCCTCTAATTGATGATGATCAGTTTGATCCTGATGTGGACGTCATTAAGGATATTGCTGGTGGACGTGGCAACATTAACTTCTCGGAAGCTGAGAAGACTTCTAAGCTAGAGATTGTAAAGCGTGACTTCTCCAACCCTGATGTTACTGGACTTATTTCCCATAGGGAGATGACTACAGTTAAGGCTGTGGATGATGGTGTGAATGTTCGTACTGTCATTAGTCCTAAGGAGGGTGGCTTTAAGTCTGCTGCTGATGCCCTTAGTCAGGTTAAGCTTGCTATGCGTAAGTACGGTGTATCTGATGAAGAGATGGTTTTGTTAAGGAGGGGTAGAGATGGAAATTATTACCCTGTTGATGATATTAAATCTATAAAGGCTGCACCATCTGTAAAATCAGGTTACACACGATATTATTATGGTTCTTCTGACCCTAAACATAATGTAACAACTCAAGACGATTTATGGGTAACACCTGACCCTGTCTATGCTAGAGATTATCGTAGAGTAGGAAAAGACAATACAATTTGGTATGTTGATATACCTAATGATAAACTTGTTGATCTTAAAGTTAGAGATGGGATTAACAATTACAATATCAGTGGGAAACTTTCTAAAGAGTGGGCCAAAAAAGCCAAAAGATTAGAAGGAGGAATGCCAAAAGGTAATTATGCTGTAGGTATTAACCACACTTCTAAGTATGATCCAACTGATACGATTGCTTGGTCTACCACTGACGTACAGGGTTCATTCCTTGGCGTCCCGCTGAATATCTTCGATAAGCTTCCGGTTTATACGAAGGGTAAGGGTGGTAGTATTACTCAGCATCTTATCCCTCCTTCTGGATATATTGATCCTTTGCTCACTCGTGGTGCATCGGTTGCAGTTGACCAGTCGGCTAAGGCTACTGAAAGCTTGCTCACACTTGCTGGTAAGTATGCACAGAGCTATAAGAAGTTGAATAAGACGCAACAGAAGTTGGTTGATAATTACATTCTTGAAGCGAATGCTAAGAGTTTGAAGTTTGATCCTGCTAAGCTCCGTGCTGATGGTTTCACTCCTGAAATGATGGAAACTGTACGTAAGTGGAAAACCACTAACGATACACTTTATGTCTTGGAAAATATGGACCTAGTGCGACAGTCTAAGCGTAAGGGTTTTGAGATGTTTGTGTCGTCTGATGGTCAGGACAAGTTCCTGATTAAGCCAATTACAAATTCCTCTGCTGGTAATCTTAAGGTTACTAAAGCTTATGACTCTGAACTTGGTATGATTAGAAACATCACGTCTAAGGAACGCAAGGAACTCTATGCTGAGGGAGGTACTCTGGCTATTGCTCGTACCCCTGTTGAGACTGGCGGTTCTAGTATTCCTTATGTCATTGTGAAGAATAACTCGTCTAACTACTCTCGTGCATTGCGTGAGACTGACCAGCTTCTACACTATCGTGATGGGCATTTCACCATCTATTACAAAGACCCTATCTTCATTACGAAGCAGGTTGAGAATGCAGATGGCACTAAATATACTAAGGCTATTGCTACTGCTGGAAATATTAAGGATGCTGAAAAGCATCTGGCTCGTCTTCGTACTAACGATGCTGCTAACGCAGATAAGTATACGATGCGTGGTGATATTAAGGGAGAAGAGTTTGATGAAATGCAGTGGAACACTCGTGTAAACAGTGGCCGTACTGCTCAGAGAACTCGTGGGGAAACTTTGGAAGATGCTACTTCTATGCCTTCCGACCCTAACTTCCGGCATATCGCTCCTCCTGAGGAAAGTATTGTTCGGTCTATCAATTCTATCTCTCGTCGTATTAATATGAAGGAGTATTTGGATACAGCTAAGGCACGCTTCACTGAACAGTATAAGGAATTCCTACCTATTGATGAGAAGACGCATACACGTTACTGGCCTGATAATGTCAGTGAGCTAAGACGTCCGGGAATGGAAGGGGATAAGAGAAAGTTTGATGATGCTCTCTCTACATTCCGATATATTGATCAGATGGAGAATGGCTTTGTAAATACGCTTGATGATGTCTACAAGAACTTCTTTAAGGAGATTGCAGACACCACTGGTAAGAAGGGTTTCACTTGGATTGAAAAGGGTGCTCGTGTAGCACAGTCCGGTGCTCCTACAGCTTGGGGTAGGAAGAAGGCTTTCCGTCTTCTGCTTGCTGCTAACCCTGTTCGTCAGGTGGTGGTTCAGGCTTCTCAGGCATTGCCAGTTATTCTAGCAACTAATCCTACGTTTGTAACTAAGCTTCCATGGCAGATGACGTTCACTCGTTATCTTGATCGTGGTGGTGATGTTGAAAGCTTCATGAAGACTATCGGAAGTAACCTAACTGGTTTCTCCGTTGAGGAAGCACGAGCATTGGATAAGGCTTACAAGGAGAGTGGTATTAGCTCTGCTGTGTCTGCCCACTCCCTTATTCGTGATGATCTTAAGAGCTTGATTGCTCGTGGTCCTGTGGCTAAGACTAGGGCTATGCTAGGTAAGCCTCTTGATGCTATGCAGAAGTATGGTTTTGAGGCTGGTGAAAATATGCTCATGCGTTCTGTATGGCTGTCTGAATATGACAAGCTTAAAAAGAGTGGGAAAGTAATTGACGCTTCTGCACTCTCTAATATGCACGCTAGGGTGAGAGACCTGACGCTGAACATGAACAAAGCTGGTGAGCTTGCATATAACGAGAATATGTTCTCCGCTGTTATGCAGTTTGCTCAGGCACCACACAAGGCTTTTGCACAGATTGTCCTTGGCAACCGTGCTCTTAGCCGTAGTGACCGTCTACGCCTTGGTACGGCTTATGTCGCTACCTATGGCACTGGATATGGTCTGATGTACGAAATGGCTTCCAAGCTTCTCCCTGAGGATGATACAGAGCTTCATCGTATTGTCAGTGGCGGTTTGTTCAACTTGGCTATGAATAAAACTCTTAGCACCATCTATGGTGAAGATGTTGATGTTGACTATTCGTCTTCTATGCGTCTTCTTGAAATTCCTCACCTTGGGGATATGTGGGAGTCTCTGGCTACCACTGATGCTCAAAGCTTCATCACCTCCAGTCCTTCGCTCTCGTTGGTAGTTGGTGATAATGCTAAGGTGAATAATCTGATTAAGTCTATGGCTCGTATGTTTACTGTTCCAGAGGATGAAGGTAATTTGAAGGATGTGGGGGTTAACTTTCTCAGCATGTTCTCAGGTGCCTCTAACATCTTCAAGGCTCGTTACGCATACAAGACTGGACAGATGATTACCACTAAGGGTGAAGTGATCGATGATGATGTTAATCCTGTAGAAGCTTTCATGCGTACGGCTGGTTTCCAGACTGTTGATGAGATGCTCGGTTACGCAGGTAATTCGGAGTTGTATTATAGTAGTAAGAAGTTCAAGGATGATATTAAATATCTGATGGATGAAACTTCTCGTAGGCTTGCTCGTGAGGGTATTTCTGAGAAGGAATCAGACTATGTCATTCGAATGTTTCAGGAAGCCAACCGAGAATGGGAAGGTAATCCTCAGGCATTGCAGGTTATCCAGTCTGAAATTAGACGCCGTATTAAGGACGGTGACGTAACATTTATGAACACTCTCCTTAAGCAAGCTGGTCTTATTCCAGAGAGTGATGTAAGAACCGCAATTGATAAATCCAAGATGACTGCTGAACAGAAGAAGTCATTTTGGGAAATCTACAACTTTATGAAAGAGCCTGAATAATGGCAGTTGATTTTTCCACTAGAGCTACGGAGGTTACTTCCCCTATTGAGCCGGAGACTCGGGTTATCCAACCCGTCTCCCGTTCAGGGGAGATTGATGGCCTCAATCAAATTGGCCGTGGCCTAGCCACTGGTATTAAGGTAGCTAAAACTATTTTTGATAACCAGAAGGTCGCTGCCTCCAATAAAAGGATGGCTAATTTCAGTATTAAGCTGAATGATCTTCAAGACGCAGCCGATCAGGGCCTCTCTTATTCCGAAGTGAGGACTCGTGCTCGTCATCTTTTGCAGCAGGAACTTGCTGACAATCCTAATCAAGAAGATGAAATCCTTAAGAGATATTCCACATACCTCAACCAGTCTGGTGTTGATAAAATCCTCACCCCTGAAATTCAGGCAGCTCAGATTAATCAGGCACAGGTTCAGGCCGCTGTTGAGAATGGCTTCCTCTCTGCACAGGATATGCAAAATCCTCAGAAGGTTGATGAAGCTATTAAGAACCTTGAGAAGTTTAACGCTTCCATTCGTGAGCTTGATACTACGAGTAAGGAATACGCCAACCAGATTAGTAAGATGGAAGTTGGTAGTAAGCAGCGACAGGTTCTTGAAGAACAGGCTCGTAAGGCTGCTGAGGATGGGCTTGCTAAGGTTGGAGCTAATGCTCTTCCATATTGGCGTGCTCAGTATGAAGATATTAAGGCTCGTGCCCGTCAGGCTGGCTCTGAACAGGAACGTGCGGAGATTATTAAGCAGGGCATCACTCAGCTTAATCAGGACTTTGCTCAGCGTACAGCAGCTATGGCTGGTGACGGTCTGTCCACTAATCAGGCTAAGATTGATCAAATCCTACAGCCTCAGCGTGCTCTGATTGATTCCTATGTTAAGGAGTTGTCTGGAGAATACGACACTGAAATGTTTGATAGGATGTCTAAGAGTGCAGAAGCCAAGGCTAAGGCAATGGTTCTCTCTGGTCTTAGTGATCAGGCTAAGCAGTGGATTGCAATGTCTAATCTGTCTGATGCTATGGGTCTTACACTTAATGAGAAGCTTAGCAAAATTCCTGATGAGTTTGCTAAGAATGCTCTGTCTGGCTCTAGCGTAGGCGTTCCTGATGCTGTTGGTGGGGGTAAGCCCGCTGATCTCACTCCTACGAATGATGATGAGAAGGGCCGTACTAAGGACTACCTCGAAGGTGTTAAGGACATTATCGGTGAAGTTCAGTCTGGTAAGATTGATAATCTTCCTGCTGATAAGAAACTGGCAGTTGAGAATGAACTGCAGAACCAGATGAAGGGTATTCTTAAGGGTGTTGATGTTTATGGTAACGCTACGGAAAGTGCCGAACAGTTCCAGCCTTTGGTTGACTTCTTCGCTAACCCTGAGGTTGGTAAGTATCTGCAGAGTACGAATGGTATTCCACCAGCTCTGATTGGCAAGGTTCAGCAGGTATTCAAGGATGGTTACCAGAAGGAAGTTGTTCCTCTCTTGCAGCGTGAACTTGGTACGTCAATGTTTAGTGCATTGAAGCTTGGTGATAAGCGTTACGATTGGAAGGATTTGGTTGAACCAACTATGGAAAGTGGTAGGTTTGGCTTCAAGCTTAAGGACGGTATCCCTGATGACTTCCGTGCTAAGATTTTGGTTCGTAACCTGAATAATAGCAGCTTGGCCAAGGTAATGAATAAGATGATAATTAGTGATTCTCATATCCGTGGGGATAGTGATTATCAGAAGAGCTTCGATGAGATTGCTCCAGTGGTGTTTGGTCAGGTTGACATGACCACTAGTGACGCTACAGGAAGTATTGAAGACTTTATCGACACTCAGCCAACTGACAGTAATACTGCTCCTACAGCGTTGTCCTACATTCTCTCTGATCCAAGTCAGGTAAGGAAACTTCCTGCTGGTATGAGGAATAACAATCCGGGCAATATTAAGTATGTAGGTCAGCGTGATAGTATTGGCCCTTCTAAGAATACTGACCAAGGTGATCCACAGGCAGTGTATGCTACACCTGAGGCTGGTATGAGGGCAATGTACAACCTGTTGTCTAAGAAATATCGAGGTGGTAAAACCACTCCTGATCAGATGATTGCTGGTCGTGGTGGATGGACCCCCGGAAATCATCAGGCGGCTGCTAACGTAGCTCGTACTATGGGTATTGACCCTAATGATGATATTAACTTTAATGACCCCGCATCTGCTGCAAGGTTCATGAGGGCTCTAATCCTACAGGAACATGGTAAGTCTGGTATGCTCTATTCGAATGATATGATCGCCAGCGCAATTCAATAATGGAAAGATATAATGACTAAGATTAATCGTAAAACTTTCTTTGCTGCTGCAAAGGGTGTATTTAATGGGGGTTATAATGGGAAGGGGGGTGAGGCTCGTATTCAGGGCCTCGACACTCTAGTTGACGAGTGGGAGAAGGATAATGATGTAACTGCTGAACAGTTCGCTTATATCCTCGCAACTACTGCCCATGAAACTGCATATACGATGCAGCCTATCAAGGAGTATGGTGGAGACTCCTACTTCCATAAGATGTATGATCCTCAGGGGTCTCGTCCTAAGGTAGCAGCTCGACTTGGTAACACTGAGCCGGGTGATGGAGCTAAGTTTCCCGGTAGAGGTTATGTACAGCTCACTGGCCGTACGAACTATAAGAGAGCTTCTGACAAGCTTGGTGTTGATTTCATCTCGAAGCCCGATCTAGTAATGAAGCCTCAGTATGCTGTAGAAATTCTATTTGCTGGTATGAAGGAAGGTTGGTTTACTCGCCGTAAGCTCTCCACCTATATCAATGATGAGAAGACCGACTACGTTAACGCTCGTCGTATTATCAATGGTAAGGACAAGGCAGAGGCAATTGCTAAAATCGCTGAACAGTTTAAGAAAGCTTTGGATAAGGCTGAGGTGGCTAACCCTTATCCCATTTCTCAGTCTCGTACTGTACAAGGGGCTGCTGTATCTGGTGGCGGTGGTGCAATGATGCTTGTACAGAGTGTACAGGATGTTGTTTCGGCCACAGAAGCTCATCAGGAGGCATTTAACACTGGACAGGTAGTTGGTATAGTTGTTGGTCTTGTCGCTGTCTGTGGCGCTCTCTATGCCCTTTACGCACGTTGGGATGATGCAGGTCGTCCTAAGTTTTGGCAGTCCTCTAATGCTTAAGTTTATTCTTGCTCTTCTTGGCGGACCACTAGTTAATAAACTCCTTGAAGCCTATAAGGCTAAATTGGATGCTAGTAATAACGAGAAGAGGATTATTGCTGACACTGCTATTGAGGATATTAAAGCTCAAATAGCAGCTAAGCAAGTTCAAGGGGATGTAGTCAAGGAGGCTATGCAGCACCGAATGTTTTGGGTTGCATGGTCTATGGCTGCTATTCCTACAGCAGCTTGGTATGGATGGGGGATGTTAGACAGTATGCTTTATGCTGGCACACTATTGCCAGACGTAGCATCTCTTCCACCACAACTAAAAGAGTTTGCTGATGTTGTGTGGGACAACCTGTTTGTATCAGGTAGTATTGTAGCGTCTACTGGACTAGTCGCCAACGCTATAAGGGGTAGAAAATGAATTGGCAATTTAACCTAGAGACGTGGTTATATGGATTGGTCTCTGCGTTGGCTGGTGCTGTAGTCCTCCTCATTCGTAAGATTTATACAAATGAAGGACAGCTTAAACTACTCAAGGCAGAGATACAAGCAAGGGAGGAATTTAATAGACAACGAGATGAACAAATAAAAGAACAACTAAAAGAACTACGCGATGACGTCAAAGTTTTAATGCGTGGCATAGACTTGAAATAAAAATAGCCCCTAGCCGGAATTGATTTTCCAGCAGGGGCTTTTCTTTTGTTTATACTACTTCACAGTTATTACCAGCACATGCTGCCTGATCCATCAGGTTAGTGGTATCCTCCTCTTCGACAACTCTTGAGAGGTCAATATCCTTGATGTTCGAGGATAGCCGTTCGTAATCAGCCATTGTAGTGTCTTCGAAAGGTGCTTGAACGTAAGTACCCCCGTCGTAGGGCAAGACGGAGATGCCATTATAAGAGGCTCTGTTATCCCACATCCATTCTCCAACATCGTCCCACTCATCATCTTTGAGTGAGATTGTGCAAGAGACGTTGTTGTGATTATCTCCTTCGAGATGTCCCTTTGCCACCCATTCCTCATTATATGTTCTGACACGCTCAAGGAGGTCCATCGGACTTTCTGTTCGGATAGCAGCTCCCTCTCCAGCCTTCTGAGGAATTGTAAGGATGCCCTGTGTCTTAGGTTTCTCTTTACAATCTTCACAAAGTTCGGGGAACTGTCCTGAAAGATATTCCCAAATTGGTTCATTCTTTCCAAACCTCATACGTCTCAGGTAATAATCATTATGATAAGCGTGAATGCCACTAGAGCTGCCCACGACAAGAGAACTAGTACCAGAAGGCTTGATAGTAGTGGTTCGAGCCGCATGTTTAATTCCGATCATATCTGCTACCATGGCGTTAGTACCAATCACTACATCAGTGGTAGAACGAAGCCATGAAGGGTCAATCTTATTTGATGCAATACCTGTAATGCCAACACCAATCAGAGCATCTTCTTCCGTTGTAGAACGCCATACAGGACGTAGATAGTGGAAGTCTGTATAAGAAGCTTGTAGCGTAGCAATGAATGCTGCTGCACCTGCACGTAGTTTAAAGTCTTCCTGATCCTCAACTGTAGAGGCGTTAATCTCTACTAGGTTACAGAATTGGAAGGGTTTAAGAGCAATCTCACAGCAGGGGTTCGTCCCCCAATCGAGATTATTAGTCCAGTAAATGCCGGGTTCTCCCGCTCCACTATTACGCACCCTTTTCCAGATGGCGTCAAACTCTTCCTGAGTTGTTTCGCCTCGGAGGAGGATAACGGAATTATTAGCTCGTCCCCGTTGCGGATTAAGTTCCCACCAACTTCCACTTTTACACTCCATCATTTCATCATCTTCGGGGGAGAATAGACTGATCATAGCAGCCCGACGAATACCCCCACTAAGTACAGCGTCAGCAAGATAACATTGAATGTCATGAGCTTCCAAACTGCTAAGTCTACGTCCGACAGCCCCGTGAAGTATTCCTTCAATCTGAGCCAAGCATACTCGTAGAGGGTCAGGGCCGGGGGCTTTTCCTCCAGATGTAACAAGCTCAGCACCTTTTTCGCGAATGTCTTCATAATCAAATACCGGTTGTAGTTTGTTATAAAAATAGGCTTCGACCAACACCTTAACAGCATCGGACCAGCCTTCAATTGAATCACTAATTACGTACCTGCGTGTACGACGTTTAGGCCCCACAACGTCAGGAAGACTATTAACATGCCTATATTGTACAGAATAGCCGACCCCAGTCCCTCCGAGCAGTAGAAACATTGTTTCGCTAAATGCATCGACATGGCTAATTGGCAAATAAGCGCAATTATAAATACGAGCTGGATTACGGTCAATAGCTTTTCCTCCAAACTGGAGAGACCTCATAGAAGGAAGGATTTTCTTAGGGATTACATAGTTGTTGTAGGCGTCATAGATGGCCTTTGAGAGCTTTGGATACTTCCTCATATGCATATCTGCATTACGCCAACAAATCTCTTCCCACGTCTCTCGTCGTTTAAAGTCCTTCATATAGCGGGCATACTTGGAATACACTACAATATCTGATAGGACGTTATTTTCTAGGTTCATTTATTCTTCTTTCGCTTTTTCATTTTGTTGTATTTAGCTTGAGCGATAGCATATGCAGCATCCTTGGATTTACCAGAACGCTGCACAGCCTTACGTATTTCTTCCATCTTCTTAGGCATCTACAAGAGCACTCCAACTCTCAGGATAAAGAGGACGAATTATCTTATCCCATTGCTCTGCCAAATCTCGAATTTCTTTCTGAGCATGTGGATCAATTCGTAGTAGATAAGCACGGGCAAAGGCATATAGGCTTCCTGTAACGTAGTAGGAGGTCATCATTGATTGAGGCAACACCATACGAGCTTGCTCAGGAGCTACACCATCAGCCAACATTTCAGTATATGTTGTATAGGCATTATAAATCAAACTTCTGTATGAGTCAGATACAGTCTCGGGAAAATCAACCTCATCATCACTACTACCTTGCTTAACATTCTCAGCCCTCTTACGCCAAACATCAGGCGTATAGAACTTAGGGGTATCATCTACATATCGTCTACTCACTTCATTGTAAGTGAAACCAACCATATGCTTAAATCGTTGACGAGCTACGAAGATAGGAACTGTTTCACGAAGGGTGATTGTACAATGAGTGAATGGTGTGAAATGATTATGTTTGGAGAGGTAGGATAGTAGATTCCAATCTTCAAAGGAGATGTTGGTATCAAGTTTTTCCCACTCATCTCTTTTCTTGTGATTAAGATTAACTTCACTAATAGTCTTCCCCCACTCACTTTCCTTATCCATACTCACCCTAGCTGCATTCACTACGGTGATGTCGTCACCCATATGATTAATATATTCAGCTTGCACGAGTTGCCCTCCACTCTTCCAACCATTCCCTAGTTGCACTAGAGTTATTATCTACTGCTTGTGGTTTATCATCAATCCAAATATCAGGGTCCCAAGCTTCGAAATGATGGCAAACAAACCTCTTAGCTACACCATCGCAATAGATAACAGGGATATCATAATATCTGTCGATCATAATATGGTCAATATTGTCATGTGTTGGTGATCGAGCTGTCACTATACGTACATCATGTCCAGCCTCTAGTGAAGTGTGAATGAATGCACGCCAGAAGGTGGGATCAAGTGTATATGTCTCATCATAATCAAGAGCTATTCGCACGATCATCCTCCCCAATGTTTCGTTCTTCATAAGCAATTAGGAACGCAATGCAACATGCAGCGTGCCATAAGTGTGAATATTGTGTCTCGTCATCTGTAGAACCAAATAGGAAGCTTTTGGTAGTAGGGCCTTTACCTCCCCACCAGCACCACATATGGCGCATAAGGGCACCGAATACTCGTCCCCACTTCATTCCTTGTTCCCAATTACGGTCTGCATACTTAACAGCTCCGAATGTGAGAATCTGTCCTACAGCGAAAATCAGTTCTGGCGGGATGAGGTCGAGCCTCACCTTACCACCATCATCCTTACGTCCAACCTTATCGTTCATCACCTTCTCCTACAATCACTCCACGGTTATCCCTGTCTTGCAGCTTCTGGAGGTTACTGAGAGCGATATCGAGCAGGTCTAGGTCATAGGTGGTGGCAACAGCGGAAAGCTGCCACAGCACGTCTCCAAGCTCTTTCTTGAGAGCTTCTACATCTACAGGTACGCCCTTACGTGTGGCCTTAGCCACCTTACCAACAACTTCACCAGCTTCCTCAGCCAGTCCGAGGACGGGGTACATATTCCCCACCTCTGTATCAGGCCAAGCACGGAATTCCCATGCTCGTTCTTGATACTCATCAAATCCAAATTCGTCAGACAATTTAAAACCTTTCCGGCATACCAATTTTATCCATACACATCCTTATTGACAGAGCTGCAATCTTACGAATGAGGTGTCGTGCAGCGAGATGGGGTGGACTATCCAAATACCAAACATTCTTGGCATCATTCACAAGCTTATCAATAGCTAGGAGAACCTCTCCCTCAGAGAGGCCACCCCTTACATATCCATTTTCATAAAAAGTTTGTTTTTCTTGATAACGTAACTCTTTTCGAACAACTTCAAAAATTTCATCTTCATTCATTAGTTCACCACATTAGCTACGATATGTTTCATCTCATCCTTCTTACGAAGGTTGTATCGACCACGGCTCCAACCACCGCAGTCATTGCACTGATAGCGTTGGAAACGGCCCACATTAGTGTGAGCAAAGCCTCGCTTCTGCAGATGCTTGCCACCACACTTAGTACACACAACTTCCTCACCATCTTCGAATACACCCACATTAGGATGGAAACGCATGAAGGGACGGAAGCGAAGGTAAAGCTGTTCAAGAGCACGAATATCATCGATATTATATTCCTTCATCTCTGCCCATGCCTCAGGATCGTTACGGAGGACACCAAGCCAAAGCTCAAAGCCCGGAAACTTCTTATGTCCACCTTTCTTAACATCAAGGTCAAGAACATTACTGAGATATTCAAGAGAGTTGGATGGAAAATTAAACTCCTTACGAGCTACCTTCACTGTATCAATCTGTTTATATGGGGCAGGGGGCTTCATGCCATGCATTAGGAAACGTCCCTGAATATGTGGCATATCAAATCCATCACCATTATGAGCTACAGTGATATCGGCTTCATCAAGCAACGGATGAAGATATTCTAGCATATCCTTTTCATGTTGATGTTCAATATCGTGGTAGAAGATTTTATCCTCTCCTAGCCACTTAGCAGCGAAGGAAAGCATATAGCCATTCTCAATCACCTGCTTTGCCCCTACATTCTCTTTGAAATATCGCCATACATAGGCAATATTAGGGGCTGTTTCAATATCTAGGATAAGAACTCTAGCCATTAAGCTGCAAGTCCAATTTCTTCTGAGATGATTTCTCGCTTAGTCTCTTCGTAGCCCTTAGCCTTGATGTATTCAATCATGATCTGTAGGCCAACCATGTCAGTCTTGGGAAGGGCACTAAGGTATTCCATAGCAACACCATCCATCTTATTCTCACGCAGATTACTCATTACATTATACTGGTTCCAAGCACGAAGCATCTTATGTTCAATATCTTGGAAGGTGGAATAACCACTAACTTCTGTAGCGTAATTATCATTCGTCATTCAAAATTTCCTTATCAGCGGCTCGACGAGCCTTAGCCCGAGCCTTTTCATCGTCAGTCTTTTTCTTGTGACATTCATAGCAAAGGACTTGAAGCCCCTCTTTCTCACAGAACATCCGTTCGATAGTGTTGTCCCAACTCACCCAACCCACATCAGGATCGATGATAGGATCAATATGATCCACTATCGCATTCTTAACACGCTTACCATTCTCATCTTTGGTGGAGGCTGGCACTTCTTCCTTACAATCATTACAGATATAAAAGCCTCGTCTAACACGAGCTTCCTTTAGAACATCTTGAATAGGTCCCCACTTGGAAGTGATACGCCTAAGATTTCCTTTGATGAAAGAAGTGAATTGTGCCTCAGTCCAACGACCAGAGTTGCGTGTCTTAGGGCCACCAATTCTACCTGCCATTAATACCCCAAATAATCCATGATGTAGTGTTCATAAGCACATTCATACTCTTCATATTTTTCAGTCCCATAGTTATATGGGTTATAACCGATAAACTTTTTATCAAAAGTTGGCCTAGCAGAAAAGAAATCTGATTGTGCATCTTTTTGGGCAATTTCCCAAACTTCATTAACCTCAGTATCAGTCAGCATCAAACTTCCATTCATAATGTACAGGACTTCCGTCCTCGTTAAGTTCTCTAATCATCCACAAAAGCTTGGATTGCTCCTCAAGCATGTCTTTGTACTTGTCACCGTATGCTTGCTTATATGCCTCGATAACAGCTCGTTCATGATCTCGTCGTGTGTTGCATCCTTCAAGTATGGCGAAGGCTTTTGCTGGTCCAATCTTGGCGCATCCGGGGATGTTGTCAACTGTATCTCCTGTAAGCATTTGTGAAAAGAAGAATTTAAGTCCTGTGCCTTTGATGCCCTTCGGGGTGAGGGTGATTTGTCCCCTATTGTCCACGAGCGTGGGTCCGAACGAAGGCTGTTTGCCACATTCCCAACCGTAATGCCAGCCGGGACACATACGTAAATCTTTGTCTCTAGTGCAAATGATAGTATCATTATCTCCCAAAGCTGAGAATTGATCCATGCAGATAAGATCGTCGGCTTCAAGCCCATTCGACACGCGGAATTCATATGTTCCAATAATGTACGCCGTGAGGTTTTCATAATGGAAAGGTTTTGTTCCCGCTCGTGTGCCCTTATAAGGCTTAGTGACTGCAATGGATTCTCGTATTGGCGGAGCCAAAAGAAGTAGAGGCTCATCAAGAAATCTTTTTGATCTATTGATGATTTTTGTACTTGTTTCTGAGCCTGTGAGGTAGAGAACTGGTTTAATATCTGACTGATCAATGTCGAAATAGTCTGCAACATCTGCGATAATTCCTTTCACTCTGCCGTCAAGGAGTTCGGCTACGAAATCAAATTCCCTAACCTTAAACTCCTCTTCACCAGTTTCCTCATTTAGTTCTTTGTACTCGCCACAAAATCCAATCTCATAGCGAAGTACATCTGCATCAATTAATGCTGTCAGTGTCTTCACGAAGCTTCTCCGTAAGTCGTTCCTGTTCTTCTTCACTCACCTTGGCAAGTGACCGACCATCAACTACTAGGAGAATAGTGAAGTTAATTGTTTCATCTTCATTGAGAGGATGAATTAGAAAATGGATACGTTGAAGATAGGGATCATCCTCATTTATAGGAAGGGAACGGTGGCCAGCTACAAAAGCAAGCTGACCCTCCGATACACCATATTCTTCAAAGTTACCATTAACGCATGTTACAAAATCTAGGCCCTTGATTAAGTCTTTCTCATTCATTACCAGTCTTCTCCGTTGTCTGCTTTTTCGTTTCCGACATCGCCTTCGTCACTATCATCGGGTTCAGCAGCCTTCTCCTGCTTCTTAGCCCGGCCTTTGCCTTTCTGCTTGGCATCTTCGTCAGAGTCCTTCTGCTTATAGTTGTTGATAGCGTATTCCATTTCAGAGCCTTCAAACTCAAGACCAGACTTGATCTTGTCCTGAATCCACTGAGGAAGTGTAAAGAAAATGTCAACAGTGGAAATATCCGACTGATCGAAAATCTTAGCAGGGTTCTTAAGTTCAGGCAGCTTTGCAGCTTCCTTAGCTCGCATAGAGGAAGTGCCAGAGATGTTGTTATACACCTTATCAGCGTTCTTACCCTTACCCTGATCCTTAGTGATAGTGACCATTACAGGGGAGCCAACAAGCTCAGTCCAATCACCGTCATGCTCAAGATTAGGATCAAGAGCGGTGTAACGTTTAGTAGATTTTGCCATATCTGAGGCAAGGTTGTGGAGAACAAATGTCTCAGACTGCCAACGTGGCTTATCTTCAATATCTTCACCATCTTCATCCTTCATAAACTCATCTACGAGTTCATATGTGGTCATCAGTTCCTGCGCAGGAGGCTTAGGCTCGCCCTTGAAAGGCTGCTGTTCCTGTACACCGAGGTCGATAATCTGTACCAGTCGAGCGGGATAAGCACCTGCATCAATCGGATCAGCCTTCTTACCACCACCATTAAATTCTTTCTTCTTAGCGTTCAAACCCATTAGTTTTTCTCCAAATTCTTGCCGTAATTAATTCCGATACCCATACCACGTTTGGTATAAGCTTCAACGATCATTTTAATCTGAGGGTGGTCAAAATTAACCACTGGAAACCTATAAATAGGCACCTCATTTATATTCTGATAATTAATGAATGTCACTGTACCTATCTCCAAACTGAATATCAATATCCAATTCACGATTGAGTTGCAATTCTTCGTTTAGTTCCTTAATCGCCCCACGGAGGAGCTGGATGGCCTTCTCTCGATTACCCTTACGGAGACACAGGACCACCTCGTCATGGAACTGTGCGGTGAGCTGTGACCGTTTCTGACGGAATATTTGCACCCACCTATCAAATACATAGGAAGCACTACCCTGAACAAGTGTGGAGAAAATATCTTTCTCAGAACGCAAGGAGTAAAAAAAACCATTAATCGGATTCTTCAACCACATCTGTCCGCTGATAGTAACTATTTCCTGATGCTTGGCAACTTCCTTAATTGCCCAATTCTTTTCCCAATATGTCTTATGAACCTTCTCTGCCTCCTTCACTGAAATATCAGCAGTGAGGGCAAGTCTTGGAGGTCCAGCACCATATTGACATGCGTAGTTTCCCTGTTTGAATGTATGCCTAATCTTCTTGATAGATTTATCCTTACCAGAGATATAGTCATCCACTTGTTTCTGTGTCACTTCACCAGCTAGAAGAGCTAGTGATAGATGAGGATCATAATCCTCATGTTGCATTTCTCTCACGTAGTCAGGGTCATACGGAAAGATATAGTGTTGCTTAAGCCTATCTTCAAGGGATGACTTATCAGAGCCACACAGTTCGTAACCTTCTGGAGCAATAAGAACGCCACGAATGATTTCACCATATGGTTTGTCAACACCGGGAAGATTAACCACGGTTTTATGCTTGAACCGTAGTGTGTTGGTCAGTCCTGCTATTTGCGCCTGAACATAACCTTCATCGTCCACAGACTCCATGAACCCATTAAGAATAGAAATGCGATGGGAGATAACTCCCAGTCCTTCAATACGAGCGAGTTCAGGGCAACGGTCATAAAGCTTAGAGACAGAAGGGCATATGCCACCACCATGCTCCAAGTTGACCTGAGGAATTTTTCTGAGGTTTCCTTCATCGTCTTTATCATATTTGAATGTCTCCGGTTTCCAACCATTACTATACAACCAATCTTTGATCTGTACATGAGAGTTGGGATTACCATCTACATACTCTCTCACAACTTCCACAACACCATCATAGTCTGCTGGCAAGTTGTGATCACGCAATAGTTTGAACCATTTTGCGCCTACCACTGAGTATGTACCATCCTGTTTGAATGGCTTAGCTGGACGTGTCTTCTTCTCCATCTTAGCCACTTTAGGCATAGCTGCAATCAAATCGGCTACAGCATCTTCCTTCTTAGCCGTCAACTCATCTAGTGACTTCTTGCAAAGATCAATGTCAAGCTTCCATCTACTACGCTCTTGTTCTCTGGCACAATCCATTTTGAACATGAGGTAGTCAATAAACCTCCAAACCTCTTCCTCGGTTCCGTAGAGCCGCATAAGATATTTCCACATCTTATTCCAAAGTTTGGTATTAATCTTGACGTCTTCTTCACAACGATGACGATATTCGTCAATAAGCTCAGGATCATCCCAACGAATAATTTCAGGCTTCTTAACTCCGAGGTCTTCACCCCATTCTTCCAAGCCATGTCTAATGCGTTGAGGATAGAGATACCAAGACAACGCAAGAGTATCTACAATCTTAGCCCTAATCTTAATACCAAGGATGCGTTCAAGAACAGGAACGTCAAACCTATAGATATTATGTCCAATTACTATGTCAGCATTTTCCAACTTCTCCTTCATCTTATCATAAGAGGTGGTTGACTTCACCCCAAGTTTTGTATTAGCAGCTAAGCACCAAATCTTGGTTGGGTTTAGGCTATCGCCTTCAATGTCAAATATAAATTGATTCATGTCATTATCTAGTTTCATCCCCTTATATTGCCATTAAAACTGATAGGGCAATTATAACTACTAAAATAATTACCAAAATGTGACAAATATTAGAAAATATTTTCGTCGTTCCAATCAATTCTGAACCGTTGGATCATCTTTCTTACGTTAGCGTGTCCAAGATTTGTACATTCAGCAATGTCAATAGTCTTCATACCAAGGATGAAGAACATATTAAGCACTTCTGATACATCTGGCTTCTGCTGTTTGATCCCTTCCTTAATCTGGACAACTATAGCGTGGGGAATCCATGCGTTATCATCCAGAATATAAGGCTCTAGGTTATCATCTTCATTATCTAGGGATGGAGGTCCATTACCCTCGTTACGAATACAGTCAGCGATACAACCATTTAGAATACGATTGTACCAAGTGACAAACTCACTACGCTCAGGATTATAAGCCTTCCAAAACTTAAGGGCTTTAGCATATGCTTCCTGCACCACTTCCTCAGCTAATGCTTCTGACTTATCTGGAACACGCTGAATTGCTCGTTTAACTACAATCTTGTAGTATTTCTTGAAGTGTTCTTCTACTACAGTATCTCTGTTCATTAAAGACTATGCTCCTCAATTTCATAATCGTCATAACCCCATTCACCAAATGTACAAGCTAGTTTATATTCTGACATAGCTGAATTTTTTGATGTGTGCACACTATGATTAACTCTGTTATCAAAATTACATTCATACCCCTCATATTTTCTATATTTAGAGATACCAACAAGAATGTAAACTTTCATTAATCCAACTCCGTAAATCTTGTAGTGTTCAGATTCCAATACAACGGGAACCGTCCAGTTTCACCGAACTCTCGGTCTTCCAAAAGAACCAAATCACGAATGTTCTTGACATTCTGTGGGAGTTCCTCATCCTTATTACCTTCAAGTCCTAGCATCATATTACATGAACGCATCATCGCTCTAGATCCAGCGAATTGAGCACTAACAACATCACCACCCAACTCGTGGGGGCAAGAACCGAGTCCAATATATTTTCCTTCGCGATAATACTTATCTCGTTTCTCTTTGGCGATATTTCCCTCTGGAGCTTTAAGATGACAGAAGATAAATACAACAATATTGAGATCAAGTGCCATAGCAGATAAATCTTGAGCGATCTTTTGAAGTTCTGTATTCGCATCACCGGCATTCACTCCATTGGTTAGGTTGGTAATAGGATCAATGAACACAGCTTTAGCGCCCCAATTAGCAGCAGCGATGATATCGTCACGAAGGCTATCCCAACCAAGATGCTGGTAGAGATTAACCATAGCAAGCTTCCCTTTAATAAGCTTACCAGCTTCATCATACGCCTCTTCGTCAAACTCGACATCTGGATCATGGAACCGCTTTCCTGCTATCTTATTCAAGATGAGCTTGTAGGTCTTCTTGTTGCTTTCTTCTGGCTTAGCCATAAACACCTTGACACCATGTACTCGGATGAAGTGGGCAGCAATTTCATTGAGTAGCTCGCTCTTACCCATCTTAACCGTCATATTCAACAGGTTACGCTACCTACCTGCCCGTTCTCTTATGAACTGCTGCATGTCTCCATGCAGACTAGACTATATCTTCAGCTTTCGCTGTCTACCGCTTCCAGCCGCTTGGCTGTACTCCCCGAAGGGATAGTCGTTGAACTTCTTCTTATACCCTTAATATAGGCGTAAACCGAACCGTAATTCATACCCAACTTCTTAGCGTACTTAGCTATACTCCCGCCATCATAACCCTCTACCACCATTTTAACAACAGCATCAGAGTTTGCACAAGCATTATTCCTCTCCCCCTTTTGGTTAAGGAACCCTAATTTATATGCATGTTTTGTGTTGTGCGAGATAGTACACCATTCTAGATTATCAATCTTGTTATTAGATTTCACACCATCTTTATGATTAATAATTGGGTGATTGTTTGGGTTTGGTATAAATGTAAGGGCCACCTCTCGATGTATCTTACAATTCCTCCTACGACCTTTGTCGCAAAGAATTACTTGCCTATACCCGTCTTGATCATAGCCTCCGGCTAGGACCCTTCCGGTTTTGTTATTCATAATTTCCCCATCATTTGAAATGGAGTAATTAGGAAAATCTTTAATCACTACAAACATTTTAACTCCTAAATATATCTTAACACACTTATATACCAAGATTTTAGGTGTTTTGTGACAAAAGATTTATATCTTTGTATAAGAATTTAGCTGCTGATTGCCCTCGTCTTTACGTTAGGGTGTTCCAGCAATTCAATAGATTTATAGCGAGCCAATTAACCCGCTCCAATATAAATGGTTTCACCAAGTCGAATACCACGAGTGATCTTATTCAAATGTTCCCAAGGCCAAGTCAGTTCACCATACTTTGCTGGTTCTTTGGCATCTTCATGAAGATCATCACCAAACACGAGACGAGAGTTCTTTGGCTTCTCTGCCTTAAACTGTAGGACATTGAATGCTGCCTTAGATCGTCCATCAATGATGCACTGATTAAGGTCTTTGCTTGGGAGTTGAACAGACATAGCTTCTGGGAGAACAAGCATACATTTCTGAATAGCTTCTTCACCAGCTCTATCCATATCAAACACGAGAACCACTTCTTTCCATCGTGCAAGAATCTTCTTCTTCCACTTGGCTAGTGTTTCATGCGCATTACCAGCTCCGTGTGGAATGGAGATGACAGCGGGCATATGTTCTTTAAACTCATCTTTGGTATGACGAGTTAGAATAGATAGTGCAGCTACAGCATCATCTTCACCTTCTGTAATTAGGAGGCGTTTACCAGCATGGGCGATAGCCTCTTGCCATCCGAAAGGTTCAATGTCACCATCTTCATTATTCTTAATATCCCCCAAAGAAAAGACAATCTTGTCCTTCCCATTCTTTGGGAGAATTTTCACTTTGTAACCTACTAGCTCTCCATTACGCCTGTAGGGATAGTAGATGGTTTCTGGAGTGATGCCATCGTTCTCTGACAAGCCAACCTTGATCCCGAATGCTTCCAAGTGCTTCGCTCGAAGGCGTTTTGATGGAATGTCAACTGTCTGATACCCATCGACCTCAGCGATCTCTGCTTGAATTTGCTCTGGTGTCTTTGGCGGTGGTCGTTCAATCTCATCTGCCTGACGAGGTTTTCCATAGGGATGACGAACGAAGGTACCACAGGAGAAACAAAAACCATCCACTCCACCATCTTCTCTAGCAAATACTTGTAGGCCATTTCTTGTCCCACACCGATGTGGGAGTTTTTCAATACATTCACTCATATTCCTCACATAACATATTCTAGTGTTATAGATGCCGCAATACCAAATATAAGTAGTGCGGCACAGATTACAAGGCCACGAATGAAATAATCTTTTTCATTCTCGGATTTGTCTTGGTCCCCATCCATCATAGAAATCCTCTTCATCATTCTTTTCGTCAATTTCATGCTTCATAGCTTCCTTGACAATCTTGTTGATTTCTTCCTGTGGATTATAGAATCCTGCTACAAAGAAGGATGGAAACCCTGCATCAGAGATACCTACAAGTTGGAAATCGTCCCCCACCTTCTTGAACAACCCACCACCGGAGTTACCACCAAATATTGGTGGAGTTGCTCGATATTTTGGATTACCATTCCCGAATGGCGTGTTAGGCATACCCCGCATATTCTTTGGAAGGTCGCTGTAACCGCCATAATAGCCGTCTGTGATCGTTCGAGTAAGTCCCAAGGGGTATCCTATCGTCCACACCTTCTCACCCTCTACAGGGTCTTCTGTGGCAATATTAGCAGATGCCAATCGAAGAGCTTCTTCACGAAGCTTAATGACGGCTAGGTCATCATTCTTGGATTGACGGACAATATCGAACACATACTGTGTGGTTTTAACCACCTTAGCCCTATCCTTCACATCGATAGTGACAAAGCCACTCTCTTCACCATCAACACAATGCTGTGCTGTTACGATGTAAGTGATGTTAGGATCACCAACCTTAACCACTACACCTGAGCAGTTACGATTGAGTTGTACTACAGGCTCTACAGCCTGATCTACAAAGTTATCAGCCAAAGCTGAAAATGGCATAACTGCAAATGCAATGCTTGCCAGAATTTTTGCAAGAAATTTCATGTTTTTGCACCTTATATTAAAGCCCAATCACTTTCTTCACCTTACGATAGGTAAGAGACTGTAGCGTTTTGAAGTTGATAGTGGGGAGTTTATGCTCCTTCACAAAGTTGGCAGCTTCCTCATTAAGAAGCTCATACCACACTCGACCAAGCAGTTCGGGGATTTTCTTATTATCCCAAGCAACAGAATTTTCATCGTAAAGAATATCAAAGTATTCACTAGCAGCTATAATCTTAGCTTGTTCCTTAAGAACAAAAGCCTCAGTGACATACTTGTCAACAATCTCATCTTCAACAAGCTTAGAACCAAGGACTAGGGGTGCCCCCATCTCCTTGTGATGTACTTCCTTGAACTCATTCGAGATGAGCTTAGCCCAAGTGGTGCGTCCGTACTTGTTAACGAAATCATAATTCTTGAAGACAATACCCTCACCATTGCCCTTACCATATTCGACTAGGAACTGTCCTGTCTTGTCCAGAAGGTTGATGCATTGATCTGTAGTGGGGTTAACCATATCAGCAAGAGGAGGGATATAGTCAAAACCATATAGGTCCAGAATCGGCTTGTAAGCCTCATAGGAGAGGAATTGCTCTTTCTCGGTGTCATATACATCGAATACATAGAAACGCCTCCACGCATCCTCTCTGTACGTTTTAAGACTGTGTGGAACTAACCACTCCCCGTATAGACGATATTTACAATTATCGCCAGAAAAGAAATGTTGAACTCTAGCATCAGCCATCATAACATTCATGAAGCCGGCATTATCATTATGAATGTCAAGCTCACGATTACGAGAACCAAACCTAATCCTATCCTTAAACCAGATACATGAATTAGTTCCATCAATCTTATAGAATGCTGTCACATTTCCAAGAAGAATTTCTTCCACCTCTTGGGAGCCTAGACGAGCTAGACTAGGATATCGAAGGAAAGTCACGTCCAAGCCTCCAACCTAAGTTCAGGGCAAACATCCCCCTCATAATATCCATATTCTATATGGGCCTCAACAGTGATATCCTTTGGTGTCAAATTATTTTCTTCACAAAAGAAATTGATCTGCCTGATAAGTTCTTGACCAGTGGTGGTGTAGTCACCAATACTTTTGACAATTTGTTTTTTCTTAGCCATATTAAACTCCAAGGTTCATCGGATTACGTTTAGAGAACGCCATACGATATATGTCTGTTGGATTACGATCCTTAGCCCATCGACAGAACTCATGGTATTGACTGCCAAGGATAAGCTTCTTGTGGGCTAGTACGTCAAAGAGCAGATTGATTTGCTGTTGTCGGTCTTCATCACGAGTTTTCATTTAATTCACCTTTACAAAATCTACAGATTCAGAATAGTAACCATTACTGGTTCCATACCAACGGATATCTACATGGCCCTTGATAGTTGCCAACTTGTAGAATGTCCAAGTGTAACTGTCGTCCCACTTATCCAATTGTTCCCCTTCGTAACTAACCACCTCTTCTGCTACAAGAATTGGATTACCAACAAGACCTTGCAAGTCGCCTTCAACATCTTCTACCCAAACACTTTCACAGCAATCTTGCTGGTGGTACATGAGATACTTTTCACCACTATCAGTAGTAAAAATAATTTCATCATCACCCTTACCACCAATTACAGAAACAAGGGTCTTTCCTAAAAGCAATTCAATACTCATATCATCCTCACATAAACGGGTTAATCTTAGCCTTGGCAAATTTCTGCCAATCAATCATGAAAGCCAGTGGCTGAATGGTTTCAACAGCTTCCCAAATATCAATATCCTTAAACTGGAGAAGCTCATTAGCCATATCACCCATGACATATTCAATAAAGCGTTCTTTGTATTCAAATTCAGAGATGGAAGAGATAACATCACGGGGATTATTAAACTTCTTTGCACCTTCTGATACACGATCAATGATCTCCACCCATCGTGCAATATCTTCAAACTTGGCAGTGGAACGCATAGCACGAAACTCAACAGAGCCATACTTATGCAGGGCATTCCAGTTGAGGCTGGCATAACGAACATCATTCGTGTTTACATAACGCCAATCTTTCTTCTGACAAGTGGTAATCATCTTGTAAACCAAATCTTCTGCGTCAGTTACACGAAGGCAGAAGTGGTTACCAACACGACCCGGACCTGCCCAATGGACAATGAAATCTTCAAGCAGATAGTAGACCATGGAGAATGTCATCAGCTCAGTTGATGTGTAGCTCTGTACATTCTTATGGACGTGTACACCCGCCCTAACACTCTCGTTAACAACAGCCCCACCATCTTTCAAGAACTTATCAAGGTTCATGATGGCATCACATGCCTCTTGTTTGATTAGGGGCTTCTTCATTACGTATTCAGCGTTCTCATTGCCACGAAGGGAATCATCCCGTTCCTTCTTCCAACTCTTGGCAATATCTCTGTTGAAGAGGGGGAGGTAATCCCCTTCCACTTCAATTTCAACACCATAATCACCATTCTGACGACCACACTTGAGGTTAAGGAGGTTGTACATATCCATAACTAAATCGCTTTCTTAAGCTGTTCTTCCACCCAAAAGAAATCCGCATCTAACAGATATTCTTTTGTTTTACCAATAAAATTACCTACCTTGCCAAAACCACGATGGAGGATTTCTCCGGCTGGATTAGTTGCAAAGCTCTTGCACCACGCTTGAGTGACGTTACCAACACCATCAAAGATTTCTTCAATGATTGGATACTTATTCTCAACTGTTTTAGCAATCTTTTCACCTGAGATATCCCCGATGAACAAATCATCTGATTGATAATGCACTGCCATCTGATGGAGTCGAAAGCCTTGTCTCCAATCTTCACGCATTGCCTTACGAGAGATGTATGCTACACCGCCATCAAAATTGACAAAGCCAAGCTTGATTGGTGTGAGATCAAATTCAGGGAGGGGTTTATTGATAGCATCTCCCTTAAGAACCCTCACCCCTACAATACGTAGGGGATCGGCTTTATTCTTTCCATACATCACATCTCGTACAGATACCACTTCGTCCTTATAACGAATAAGTGTACCCACCAAACGATTTTGTGCATAGGCCAAATCATCATTATCATACATGGTTCACCTCAACCAACATCATCCATAGCACCTTCATAAAGATCAAGAAGGATGTCCCACTCATCTTCATCGAGATCATCAACATCATCGAAAACAACCCATTCCGCTTGAGGAGCTTCATCAGGATCATTGACGGGGGCTGGAATCAGTTCCACATCTGGATAGATGCCATAATAATTTCTGGTTTCCTTGATGAGCTCATCAAGATTATCAACAGTGACATCTTCCTTCATGAACTTATTAGAATAACGGAGATTGGTTGAAACCGGCTCGTAATAATCATTATACCATTGAGCATCATGATCATCAATCTTCTTACGGGCACGTCCTCCATCAGATTCATACATCCGATATCCGCCAATTAGAGAATCAAACCCATCCTTGGCAAGTGCATAAACATAGCTCATGTAATAGATTTTGGAAAGCCATACATTAGACATTGTACGATATTCAACACCATAACTCTTAGGACGGAAGGCACCAGCCTTACCATAAAGTTCACGACGCTTCTTACCATCCTTACCTTCGAAGGACATGCACCACATTCCAATATAACTATCCAACTGCTTAGACATCATACAGCAAGCTTCGATATGTTCCTCGTCGGAGATATCAAAATCCTTACCCCAACCAAGGTGAATGTGTCCTGATGCAGTGCGGAAAGGCATTTCCATATCGGGGGTTGGGTTTTCCTTGCCATCTTCCCAAGCATTGTAGTCTGGTTCACAACCAAGAATCTTAGCTTCATCAGGTTGAGCATCAATATACTCCTTGCCAAAATCGGCAACCGGATTGAACACAAATTCAAAATCCAAATCAGGATTGCGTTCACGAATAAGGTCACGGAGTTCACGAAGAACGATGAGGTTATTCAAGACAAACTCACCTGCATTATTTACAGGATCAATATTATATTCAGCAGCCATACCATCTACCTGTACGGCACCACATTCAACCTTGTGAGGGTTCTTCTTGTCACCGGGGAAAAGACCATGAGCAGAGATAAGCTTGCCAGTCTTGCGGTCCTTGATAAACAGTTCTGGGTCACAACCAATAGTAAGTTCCATAATAAGCTCCTTAAGCAGCGTTCAAAATTTCTTTTACTTCATCGTTTTCCATGCAATCAGGGCAGACAAATTCTGTCTCAGTGATCCAGTGGCATTGGAAAGCTTCTTCTGGCATGGGTGAGGCTAAGCACCAAGCACATCCATGTCGTGTACGTTCTAGGAATGTAGCCTCATTCACGAAATGAGGGGCCGTCCCAACTGGATAGAGTTCGCTAAGAGCTTCATCATTCCAGATTTCTTCTGTGTCTAGGGATTGGACGAACCTATCCCAACCATCATGTTCCTTTAGTATTTGCTCCTCTCGATCAAACAACTCCTTCATGGTGTCATCAACTTCTGGCAGTGGAACTTTATTGTTCTTATACTGCTGAACCATAATCTTACTTACGTCAATGAGTAGATAGTGGCTTTGACCTGCACCATTTCTGAACGTCTTAATCTTCCTCACCTTAGAGGAGAAGGTTAGAGCATCCTCAGTTTTGAGAATATCCAAAGTGGACATATCATTACGAGATGGGTAGATACGAATTTGTTCAGAATCATTCACTGTGTAAGCAGAGATAAAATCCTTATTCGCATTATCCGTGTAGGTGTTGCCAACTACAAATTCTACGTAGTCGCCTTCTTTTGCGGGTTTAGAATTTGTTTTATTTTCTGTGCTAGTGTTAGTTCCTGCTTTGAAAACGTTGGCACTTTCGGAAGCTGGTTTGTATGTACTTGAGTAGATGACTGGACTAACAAACCTCCGTTGTTCGATTTTCTCGGATACACCACATTGAATACCAAAGTCATAAGCTTTGCCAATGGTAAACTTGAAATGGGTGTTAACAGGGACAGGAGCAGCATCCTCCTTTAGTTCAATATCATACTTGTCAGTGGCAAGGTAGATAAACTCGGGTTCCGATGCATAGTAAAGAGCCTTTCCACTCTTCTTCCATGCGTAATAAAGGGGACGTTCTGGGTTACGAAGAATGTTGAAACTGCCTTCCTCAGAATTATACCAAGTGAGTGCCCAAGCTCCACGAATGGAATTGATTGTCTCCTTAACTCCACGCGTTTCAATGTTGTGATAGAGAGCTTCACTATCAGTTCCATACTTGTCCCAATCATTAAGTTTACGACGCTCATCATAAGGCAGAGTACCATTATGAGCACCGATGATAGGGCCAGATACGAATGGGTGAGCGTTTTCTTCGTTGACTTCACCAATGGTTGCCCAACGATTATGAC